GTGGCTTAAAGAAACATTTACTTAAGTGTTGACAATAAAAAATATGCCGATAAGCTGACGCTGTCCCTATGAAGGGGCAGAACCAACTAACTACTAGGAAGAGACCAATGAAAACACATACAAAACAAATGTCATTAACAGATGAAGAACTAAATATGTTAATTGATGCAGTAAGATCAACATTCCATCAGGATATCAAAAAAGGTATAATCCAATTGCGATTAGAAAGAAAACTAAAGAGTTGGCAAGAGCATCCTGATTTAGAATTTGTCTAATGACTTACAAAGAACAGTTGTACATAATTAAAGGTATACCTATTCGAGAGGGCGATACTAAAGTTATTACATGCCCTTTCTGCTACCAACCAAAGAAGTTAGCATTATCAAAGATCGATGGTAAACTGATGTGGAATTGTTATCGCGCCAGTTGTAACGCCAAAGGTATACACACTGGTAAAAGAAACCTGCAAGCTGTTAAAAACTATCTGTCAGATCAGGTACAGAAGAAATCAATAATTCGTAAACCTATACCATCTATGACTACTTCAGTGAATAACCATAAACCTGCAATAGATTACTTAGAACAGGTCAATAGTTTAGAAGCATTCCAAAAAGGTTACATAGATGTCAGGTACGCACCTGCCGAGGACAGAGTGTTGTTTTTGAGCGGTGAAGGTGCAGTTGGGCGATCCTTGAAGTCCTATGGAGCAAAATGGCTTAGTTACGGGGCATTAAGTGAAGGCATATCAGTTGGTAATGGTACAACTGTAGTGTTAGTAGAAGATGTACCTTCCGCATGTGCTGTAAGTAGAATAGATGGTTTAGTTGGCCTCGCATTGCTAGGTACAAACATAACTATGCCAATTAAGTCCGCTATTAAGAAATATACTGAAACATATTTAGTTCTTGACAAAGATGCATCTTCTAAGGCTATATCTATAACCATGAAGATAGACCGAAGCATAAGAGTAAGATTAACAAGTAGTGATTTGAAATCCCTATCAACTAATCAGATACTTAGTGTACTAGGTAGAGTATAATTAAAACTGTAAAAACCAAGTCCAGTATAATTACTTGGTATATAGAAAGCAAACGACTATACGTTTTGCAGAGAGGGAAGAAAATGATACAAACAAGTATTTTTTATTGGAATTATATTAGTAACAAAGTCATAGGTAGACATAATAGAAACCGTATCAGGGAATATTGTTATTCTAACAGAGTCCCCGATGCTATTTGTCATTTACACATACGTCCAGTTTCGAGTTGGTGCAACACCACACTAGCCCCACCTAAATTCTTATTTAAGTAATCTTTAATTAGCAGTAATAGCTGCAAAAAACCAATAATTATATTATTTTAATAAGGAAAAGACCAATGAAAGCTCGTGGTATAGCAATTATAGACCTAGAAATAGAGGGTGGTTTCAGAGAAGCCGCTAAAGAAGAAGAGGCAATTCACCAACTTATAAAGGAATACGTTAAAACAAATAAACGTGTGGTACATTATCAAGTAGAATTGCGTGAAAGAAGAGGTGAACCCGGAGCTGTTGACCTCTCTAAGATGAAATTTAGAGCAAATTAATCTAAACAAATCAATTACTTATAAAATAAATTAGCCCTACTTGAAAGTGGGGCTTTTTTTTGCACTAATCCTACTATAAGATGCTCTAATACAACAACTAATAGAGCAGGTAAGTAAATGAACCAATCACTACTAAAAAGCTTGCTGAGTACAGAATTTTATAATGAAAATAAAGCAAAACTCAGATCAAGCATATTCGACGAGGCAGTCAAAGACGTATACGAAACAATAATTTTAATGCATGAAAAGTTTAGTAAGGACATTAGTGCCTTGGAACTATTTGCATTTTGGAAAGCAAAGAACCCTACATCAACAGACTCATGGACAGTCGAGATTGAAGACCAAATTAATTCCATTGCCAATTCAGACGTAATTAGTCCTGAGATTGCTACTGACGTAATAGAGAACTTATGGCGACAGCATATTGGATTAGATGTAACTCACTTAGGCATTGCAATGAGTGAAGGCGATGTGTCTGCAATGGACAAACTAACTACGTTAGTAAATCGTGTATCAGATGGCTACCTTCCAGACGACTTCGATGTAGATGTCACTGACGATATCTTAGAAATTTTGAAGGTTGTTAGTAACGACAATAGATTTCAATTCAACATCCCTACTCTATCAAGAAAAGTTTACGGCATTGGTCGTGGAGAGTTTGGTGTCATAGCTGCGTATAGTAACGTAGGTAAGACAGCGTTGGCTGTCAGTTTGTGTGCGGCTCCCGCAGGTTTCTGTCAGCAAGGTGCTAGAGTTGCTTACATAGCTAACGAGGAAGTTGCTAAACGTACAAAGCTCCGCGCCATACAAGCTTATACAGGCTTATCTAAAGAAGAGATTGAGTTTGATCCTCACGCGGCTATTGCAAGATACTCAGGCATTAAAGACAGACTGATCTTCGCAGACGCACAAGGTTGGGATATCCAGATGCTAGATGCATATTTGGGTAAGAAGAACGTCGATGTCTGTATCGTTGATATGGCAGACAAAATTGCTCTCGCACAACAGTTTAACAGCGGTCATGAAAGACTTAGAGAATTATACTACAGGTTACGCGAGTTAGCCAAAACTCATAATTGCGCTCTTATTGGTGTATCTCAGTTATCTGCCGAAGCCGAAGGTAAAACAAGACTAACACCATCAATGCTTGAAGGCTCCCGCGTTGGTAAGGTTAGCGAGACTGATGTCTTGTTAGGCATAGGTAAAGCAATTGATCCTGATGATCCCGACAATCCAGAACGTTACATTAATATTATGAAGAACAAGATCAGTGGCAATCATGATCGTGTACTTTGTCAGTTGGATACAAAAACCTCACGCTACGAGGTGTAACATGAAAATACTTATATTAGATTTAGAGACAACCGTTGAGCGTATCGAAGGTAGGATAGACAACAGCCCAAAGAACCCTCGCAATAAGTGTGTAGGAGCATATTGGGGATGGCTTGGTTTTGAAACTGTTGATGAAGTTAAGAAAGCTATCTTTTATCATAATGACTATGATGGGTGCGATCCCACTACAGAACTAGAGAACGATCTCGCAAACGCTGACATGCTAATAGCCCACAATTCAAAATTCGATGCGGAGTGGTTGTTAGAAATGGGGTTCACCCTACCACCTGTTATCTATGATACAATGATAGTCGAGTACTTGCTTGCTAAAGGCCAACGTAGATCGTTGTCGCTTAAAGAAAGTGCCATCAGACGCAAAGTTACTAGCTTAAAGAAATCTGACTTAATCGACGACATGTTTAAAGGTGGTATGGATTTCTCTGAGATACCTCTAGAGACTGTCAATGAATATGCAGAAGCTGATGTAAAAGCTTGCGGTGAATTGTACATAGCTCAACTCGACATCTTAGAGCGTGAACATAATCAGTCATTGAAAAAAGTTATACCCTTCATGAATGAGATGCTTCTGTTTCTTTGCGAAATAGAAATGAATGGAGTGAAGGTTGATCTTGAAGCACTTGAGGAAGTTGAACAGGAGTTCCTAGCTGAAAAGGAAATCATAGAGAAGCGTCTGAATGAGATCGTCGAAGAGGTCATGGGAGATACCCCTATTAACTTAAACAGTGGTGCAGACATGACGAAGGTTGTCTACTCGCGTGAGGTTATTAGTCGTGAGGCACATCGACAGACATTTAACATCGGTACAAACGAAGCAGGTAAATCTCTTAGACCACCTTTCATGAACGCTACTCAATTTGTTGAAGCTGTTCGAGCAACTACAAGGATCGTACACAAGACCCAAGCAGTAAAATGTTCTGATTGTAATGGTGTTGGCTCTATACAGAAGTTCAAAGTTAAAAATATTACGAAATTAGGCAAGAAATATCGGGTACAAGGAGACCCATATAAGAACAGAACTAAGTGTAAAACCTGCTCAGGAGTCGGTGCTATTTACGTGAGTACTGGGGTTGCAGGGGGCTTAAGAATGTCGCCAAGCACACCATATGACGCTAGTATAAACGGCTTTAAAACAGATAAAGAGACAATTAAGCAATTAATAGATCAAGCAGAGCGAAAGAAGAATGAAGTCGCTGTTGAGTTCCTTTCTAAGATCAGTCGGCTCAATGCTCTCTCTACTTACCTAGATAGTTTCGTTGCAGGTATCCAAAGAGGTACTCGCGCAAGTGGTTTTCTACATGCTAACTTCAATCAGTGCATCGCATCTACTGGTAGATTAAGTTCTGGTGGTGGTATGTCGATCAATTTGCAAAACCAACCAAAGAGAGGCTTTCCAGTAAGGAAGTGTTTCATTAGTAGGTTTGAAAACGGTATCTGGATTGAGTCAGATTACTCAGGTCTTGAATTTAGAACGTGCGTAGAACTTTCCAGAGATGCCCAAGGGTTATCAGACATCTTAGAAGGTAAAGATATACACGCCCAAAGTGCTGGTATCATCCTTAAGAAACCTGCCAGTGAAGTTACTAAAGAAGAACGTCAGTCCCAAGGAAAACCTAATACGTTTCTCCCATTATTTGGCGGTACAGGATATGGTTCTCCACCACACGTAAAAGAATACTTTTCACGGTTCTATGATATATACGAAGGTATACACGCTTGGCATAAATTATTAATGTCTGGAACACTTAAGAATGGAACTGTAGAAACACCTAGTGGTCGTCAGTACTATTGGCCTAATGTCGAACGAACTAAAAATGGTCGTGTGACAAGTGCTACCCAAATTTTGAATTACCCTGTCCAAGGTTTCAGTGCTGACCTTGTACAACTTGCTTGTATTAGAACGTTTAAGCTATTTAAACAAGCAAATCTACGCAGTAAACTT